TGCAGATTTACCAGCGCCTTGTTGTGAACCAGATGTAACACCAGTTGGTAAACCAATTACAACTTCATAACGGTTAGCTTTTGCATATCCATCTCTAGATGAGTTATGTTGTAAGAACGCATTTAAAGAACCAAATACTGCACCACCCAAAACATTTGAAAAGTTAAATTTTGCCATTATCTCGCAATCCTTCTAGAATCTGCCCAAACTGTTTGTTCATTTGCTTTCTTAAATCTTTGTACTGGTAACATAATCGCAGTTAGATTATCTTCTGGTTCTATTTTTAAACACATTGACTTCAAATATCCATACAAATATCTTTTTATAGTAGGTTTAGTTAATCTATTTCCCTCAACTGCATTTACACTTAACTTATCTTGACCAGCTGCATCTAATAATCTTGCTCTTAATGCATATGGTAGATAATGAAAGTTTAATCCATAAAATCCACCCTTTGCTGGTTTCAAATACATTATAAGTGGAAATGTATCATAGTATGGTAATTTCTTTGCAAACTTTGGTGCATAGATAAACATATTTAGGTGTTTTGGTGTAGGTTGTTTACTAAGTTTTCCAGAACGCAAAAGTTCTGCCGTATTTGGAGTACCAAGCTCCTTAATACGATTACGATACCATTGAAATGGTTCTGTACCAGTTTTAATCTGCGCTGAGATTTTATCAAAATAAGTTTCTTCTGCCATATCTATATTTATATCCCTAGTTCTACTTCAGTCAAGATGATAAACTCCATGTTTCTATCTTTACAATACTCAATTGCATTTTTCCATTTTGCATCATTGACAGCCCAAGTACGAACTTCATTAAGATATTTCTTGGTTTTTCGTGAAGGCATTTTAGGGGGTTTACATTGTGCTTTTGGTTTAACTTCAACTATCCATTTTTTAGTACCAGTTGGTGTTTTTACCTTTACATAAAAGTCTGGGAAGTATCGGTGTATTTTGCCATCTAATGGTGAACGATAAGGAACTATAAGTTCTTCAGAACCCCATTCCAGTATCTTATCATTACGGTCACAATATACCATAAACTTTCTTTCCCACAAACTTCTATAAATAATCTTAGAAGGGTCACCCCTATACTTTTTTGGGTATGTTGGTATATATCTTCCACGGTATGCCATGATTATTCACCTAAATAGTATGTAACTAAGGATATTTATAAAGATGCGAGGATTCCTAAACGAAATCAAAAATGTTGCAATTAATCGTGCAACAAATAGAATCAACAATGTTATTTCAGGCGCATTGGGTGGTTCTAGAGGGGTTGGTATACCACCTAATGGTGGTAGAGTCCGACCAACAAGCCAGTTTGCAAATCTAGATAGTAAATTTGATAATTCTTCAGTAGTATATCCAGAGGATTTAGGTAGTGGTGACCAAGGCCACTATATTCTTTTTGAGATAAACGAACAAAAAAATGCAAATGTTAAATTTGGTGCTGGTGGTAAAAAAGTTGCAACACCCCCATCAAGTTCTTATCCAGGCGAAGAGGGAAGAGTAAAAGAACAATACGGTGGTGGATATACCTCTGGTGATTTTGTAAATTCTAAAACACAATCAAAATTAGATAAAAGAGCATCTACAATATCAGTAAAGGGGCCAGGCACTAGACGTTTAAAAAGTAATATTGCATTGTATATGCCTGCACAAGTATCAGTTGGTACAGGCGCCCAGTATGGTGAAAAAGAACTTGGTGCATTTACTGCTCAGGCGGTAGAAGCCGCTAAAGGATTTACACAAGGTGGTCTTAAAGCTGCTTTTGACGCTGTATCTGGTGATGCTCTTAGTGAAGGAGCACAAATGATGTCAGAGGGTCTTGCGAAAGGTGCTTTAGATATCATCCCAGGCTTAGGTGGTGTCGGTGCAGCTATGGATATAAAAAGAGGATTTGTTAGAAATAATCGTCTTGAAATGTTATTTGAAGGAATTGGTAGAAGAGAGTTTACATTTTCGTTCAAAATGATGCCTAAGTCAGAGGCAGAAGCTTACAGTGTACGAAAAATTTGTGAGATGTTTAGATTCTATATGTCACCTAGTTTTATTGGTGATATATCAACTTCTAGAACTATGGCGTTTCCTGCTACATTTGATATCAAATATTTGTATGCATTTGGTGAAGAAAATAGATTTTTAAACAAGATATCAACTTGTGTGTGTACACAAGCTGCTATAACATATGGTGGTGAAAGAGTTCAATTCTTTAGACCAACTGGAGATGGTGCTCCACCAGTTGAAACACAATTAGACTTAACATTTAAAGAACTAGAACTGATAACCAGAGAAAGAATTCTGGAGGGTTTCTAATGTCATATTTCGATATGTTTCCACAATTATTTTACGATAGTAAAGGTGATGGTAAATACACTATCATGACTAATTTACTTGCAAGAGTAAAATTAATTGATGATGCAAAATTAAATATAGTTGATTTTGATTACTATAATGTAAAAGATGGTGAGACACCAGAAATGATTGCACACAAATATTATGGTGATGTAAATTTACATTGGACTATATTAACTATTAATGATGTGATTGATTACTATGAAGATTGGCCCATGAGTACTCAAAGATTTGAAGAATTTGTTAAAGACAAATATGATAATCCACAAGGTATTCATCATTATGAAATATCTCAAACATCTGGAGATACAACTGTTACAATTGATGTTGGTATGAATACCACAGAGTATCCATCTGCAACTGCGATATCAAACTATCAATATGAAGATGGTCTACAAGAAAAGAAAAGACAAATTAGATTAATACAACCAAGGTATATAAAAGAATTCGTCAAAGAATTTGAAAGTAAATTAGATGGCTAGAGATGACGAACTAAAGTTTGCTGGTGAATTTAGAATTGATGATTGTACGATTATTACTCACGAAGGGTTTGAATATAACGTAAATCAACTTGTAGAAGCAGTAAATTTTTATGAGGACATTTACAGTGCTACAGTTAGTGGTAGTATTATTTTAAAAGATACTACTAATATTGTGATGAACTTTCCAATTATTGGACAAGAAAGATTACGACTTAAAATACAAACTCCTCAAACAAATCCCACTAGAGAAACAAGCATTGATTTTACAAATTCACCCTTGTATATACACAAAATTAATTTACAAGAAGGACTTAATGAGGGCTCACAAGTTGTATCTTTGGAATTTGCATCTAGTGAGGGTCTTAGAAATCAAACAACTAGAATATCACAATCATATTCTGGTCAACCATCAGATATTGTAGAAAAGATTTTGCGTGACGATAGTTATCTAAAAAGTAAAAAAGAACTCACTGTAGAACCAACTGCAAATAATGTAAAAGTTGTATTTCCAAATTATAAACCATTTAGATGTATTCGACACCTTTTAAACATATCTAATTCAGCAGTTGCAAACAGTTCACCCTCATATTTATTTTATGAAACTGCGGCTGGTTTTAATTTTAGAACATTTGATGGATTGTGTAAAGAACCAGTTAAGTTTTATTTTAGAGACAATGTTGCTCCAGTTTTAAATGAAAACAAAGTAATTGACGTACAAATTAACTTAGAAACAATTGTAAAGTATGCAATCGTAACATCAAAAGATACATATAGAAATCTACAAAATGGAATGATTAGTTCTAAATTAATTACACATGATGTTTATAATAAAAGACTTGACTTATATAAATATGACTACCTAAGTAATTTCGATACGGATATTCATCCAGACGAAGGGGGCAGTCCTATTATTGCAGCCGCAGAAGATTTAGATACAATGAAACCGATTACAGATAGTGATGCAAAACTATATGTTACATCAACTGCATCTGGTTATTCTTTTTCAGAGGGTTCTAATTATCCATACCAAAGTGATAATCGTAACCAAACATTACAAAGAAAAAAATCTAGAAAATTTCAATTTGAAAGTGGAGTCGCTTTAAATGTAGAGGTGCCTGGTCAAACAGCTATTCATGCTGGAGATAAAATACGTTTAGAAATAGGTGCAACTACAACATTAGTCCAAAAAGATGAGGACACACAATTAACTGGTAATTATATAATTACACAATTACGACATAATTTTAATCAATCTGGTGATGCAAAACATAGTATAATCATGAGAGTTGCTAAGGATTCTAAACAAGGTAATGCTTATGGTAACTCTATTCAAGGTGTTAACAGTTTATATCAAGATGAGGGTAAATCAACTGTAACACCTACAACTTCAGAATACTACACATAAAGGAGATAAACGTAACAACAACTTATATCATGTTCAACCATTATTTTAAAGAGGGAATGAAATGACAAACAAAGCAAAACTCAAAATGAAAAAATTTACTAACCTACAAAGACAAGAGAGAAGGATTGAACCCATGAAACCAGACGAACATAAATACAT